CGTATAACACCAAAATTAAGTTCATCACTGGCATCTTGATAATAAAGTATATCACGGTTAGCAGTAATCAATGGTTGTAATTCAAATGTTCCTTCTGCGTTCTTGTACCATGTTTTTCCAGCATTGTCAGTTCCGTATTCGATTACAGTTTTGCTTAGATTAGCAATGTCTTGTACTTTTGTAAGTTCCATAAATGGACGTGCAGGATCAGCATAATTATAGTTGATTCTCCATTGAACCAATCTATTTGTGTCGCCGTCGATAGCAACAGTATCACTAAAAACACTAGCATCGTAGCCTTGACTGTCAAACGGTTCTTCATCGGTCCAACCTTGATCTTGTCCGCCTACAAAAATGATTGTGCGATTCTGTAAGTCTGTGATTCCGTCAATTCCTCCATTGGCATCTAAGAATACATCGACATACTGATTGTTGATTTGATTAAAATTTAAGGTGTCTTCTGCTAGATCAGTTGCACCAATATCACTAAGTGTAAAATAAAAATTTTGTGCAGTTTTACTTGGTACTCTGAAAGTAATTGTACCAAAGTCATCACCATTATTTGTTACTCCTAGTACATCTCGTGAACTTTGATTTGGTTGTTGTGATAAAACTCCGCTTGTTCCAGGCTGACTTTGTATCCAAAAATTACGACCACTGTCGCTTACATTAAAATTATATTCACCTTCTCTAGCCAATGAAATAGTTGGTAATGTTCCAGGGTAAGTTGAAAAAGTATAACCTGTGTTTTCATATTTTACATCATAGGTTGCACGAATAGGAATAGCGTTTGCAAACACACTTACACTATCTGGACCAGCAGGTACCCAATAGTATTGACCAAAATTAACATACTTGTCAAAGTCAACCATTGGATCAAAACTATAGTATTCACTATCAAATAATCTATCGTCACGTGTGGTATTTGAACCTTGTAGTGCTAGGCTATCAATGATACCAGGATAGGTAATCGTGTTTTTAATTTCATTACCGTTGTCGTTTGTTTGAACGACACCTGGTTCCAATTGATAGTCGGTGCGGGTTTGTGTTGGTTCAAGTACATAGCTATCGCTGGCAGTTACTCCAGGACCTATTTTACGTCCTATATAACCTTGAGTAGGTTTAAGTTTTGGGTTTTGTGTAAGTTGATCAAGGGTACTACGCAACAACTGCTTGTTTGCAGGTGTTTGAAAAATTTCAGGTAAAAAATCTTCTGAGCGTATACGCTTAGCCATATTAGACTACTCCACTATTTGGTGCAGTACGCAACTGTGTACCAGTAAGTGCATCAATTACCTGTACATCATTGACTGTAGCCGCATTAACAAAAATTTCATTTGCCTGTGAGCGTATTTCATATAAATCACCAAAACTTTTCAGTGGATCAGTTGGTACAAGTACAACTGAACTGATAATGCTTCCTAATCTATCGTGTAGGTAAGCACTGAGTTCACTGAAGAAAAATGTATCACCAAAATCCCAATTATCAATAGTAAAGTATGTGTTCATTGCACTTACAACTTGACTTTTTATTTCACTTACACTTGCAGTGCTGGCAGTATTTTTAACACATTTTATTGTTGCTTGTAATTCAACTGCGGCCTTTGTACCAAAAAGAGGTTTGAATGTTACACTATTCAGTATAATATTATCACTGATCATTTTGTATTGATCCAGCGTACTATAACTTGTGGTTAACTCATCTATTGTTGGCTTTGCTGGCTCAGCTACAGTTCCGGTACTGTCACGAATAAAGTTCTGATAAGCAATATAATAAGATTGTGTAACTAGATACAAGTCGATTATGTTTGTAGTTCCTGGGTCAATACGTCTACTCAACGGAGCATTGTGTCGATACTGAAAGTACAAACCTTGTCTTCCTGTATATGTTTCGTATCCTGTTACTTCTGCAATGGTTCTTATTCCTTCGTAGTCGACTGTGAGCTGATAGAACTTTTTGTCTGTATATGCATAAAACACTTGCTTGTCGGGATACTCGCTTTTTACAAGTTCAATTGCAGATTTTGTAGCAAAAGAACCTATTACTGTACCTTCTGCTAATGGCAAATATCTTTCTAGGTTATCAAAATCTACTGTTTGTTGTAGATAAATTCTTTTGTTATTAGGATTGACAGTTGGAGCAACAAGTGTTTCAAAATAATCTGGATTGTCTGGAATACCGTCGTTGTCAGAATCTTTATAGGATATTCTTACTCTAAAGTCATCTACAAAACCATCTGCTTCTACAGGCTGATCGATAATATCTAAAACTTCATCACTATTAAGTGTCGAACTGCTATCTGGTAAATTATTTGTCTTTAGTACGTTTATAAAATCATTTATCACTGTACCAGTTTTTGGATCATAAACTTTTTGTGTACCATCATAAAAAAATCTTGTTTCCAAAACACTAGCCCAAAAACGTTGCAAACTACGAGAACTAACTGTGTATGTAACACCATCAGTTTCGAAAGCAACCAACCAACTGTTATCTAAACCTGTGCCGCTGGTATTCTGTGCATTGGTAAGGCTGAAAGTTATTGCACTATTAAGATTTGTGCTTGTGATCACATACCAAGTTTCGGATGTATTATCATAACCAAGACCAAAATCTCTATATAGTTCTATGTTTTCACGCATTGTTGTTTCGATTGCAACTGGCAAATCTGTAACAAAGTTAGGAATAACTTGTGTTGGTACTGCATTAGTTGGAATAAAATTATTGAGCGTAACTGGACCAGTTCCATCAGCGTTGTTACCAACTCCAAAATTAGTACCATCAAGTTCTAATGCTGTGACAGTTGCCCATAAAACCATTTTATCACCGGGTAATGTCGGAGATCCAACTGCTAGTCTGTTAGTTGCAGTAAAATATTGTCCAGCTGGTGGAGTAAATTTTACCAGTCCACCTTTGGCAATGTATTTTTTATTATCACTTGCCTGCGGCCCAACTGGTGCTGGTGCATTATTAGACACAAATCTAAAAAAACCAGTAGTTTCGTTGTTGCTTGTAGTACTTTGACTCCAGTTTAGATTTAATCCTGTTAACGAAGGACGTAAGAAGTTTTGATAATAAAACTCCTGCATTCCTCTACTTGCTAGTACGGGTTCAACTTGATTAACAATAACATCAGTGATATCATTTTGATCAACAAATGTAAAAGTAAAACTTGGAACCGCAGTATTCTCGTATATCATGCCATCACTGGCAAAAATATTTGTACTTGAGTATTTTCCAGTGATATCAACAAGATCCAAGTATCTACTAGTACCAATTGAGCTTCTATTTACAGCTTTAGACTTGATTATAGTTGAATAAAGTGTATATGGAAAATTATTATAATCTTCACCGTTTACCATTCTGTTCTGTGTATAGAACCTAGCTGGTGCACGTTGTTTGATGTCGTTTATATTTTCTCTATTAGCAGCGTTGCTTACGGGTTGTGTTAATGCACAAGTAAAAGTTATTGTTTCGTTACGCCCAGTACGACTTACATATGCAATTGATATTGTAACATTTTGCATTTCGTCTTGATTGATTATATAATTCAATCCATTAGATGCACGCACATAGGTTCGAAAACTGCCAACTGGTATACTACTGAATACACCATCTCCAAAATTAAGATTAATTTGATCATTGGTTCTTGATGTTATAGTAAAATATCTTCGTTGTTCAGGAGTAAGTTCTTCTACTGCTCCACTGTAAATGTTTTCTACATATTCCCATTCGTTTTCAATATTACCTTGAGCATTAAGTTGATACAACCAAACATCTTCGTTATTGATTCCTTCGATGTTGACATTCACAACTCTGTTTGAAATTCTTTCACCTAGATTGAAATCTAGATCTTGTAAACTACCTTGTTTGAATAGAAAGAAAAAACCAGTGTTTGCACTTGCATAACCTTGTTTATCATTTCTGTACAGTATATTAAATGCACCATTCGGTGCAGGCGAAGGTTCATATACATAAGTTTTGTTTTGAGATGTAGCACATACTGCTTCAAACCCCATTGCAGTGCCGTTGACTGTGCTTGTAAATGGTATAACTGGCAAAAACCCTTGCAGTAAATTTATAGCATACTCATCAGTTTGTACACCTAAAATGGTTTGTGAATTAGCAGGACGTCCAAAACGTTGACTGTCATCCAAAGCGGCATTTACTATAACTGTGAATTGTTCTAACCAATTTGCATTTGTTGTATCATTCCAGTTTACTGTAATATTTGATAGGTTTACACCAGTAAAATCAACTACACCTTCTGTTGTGCTAATGCTTTGTACTTTTAAATATCCTTGTGCGGCAGTATTACGCTTTGGCGTATAACTTACTAATTCTGCTAGTCTGTTGACACTATCTCTTCTTTCCGCAGTGTCAATAAAATTTTCTCTAGTGTTGAGATCATTTCTAAAACTACCTGCTTGTCCCATAAATGCCATGACATCAAGGAGTGCAATAAATTCACTTGACTCGATGTAGTCATTAAAACTTTCTGGATAGTATAAGCGTATATAATCGATAAAGCTCTTGCGAAGTGTTTCAAAATCATAACTTTGAAAGTCTGCTTCACGGTATGTCTGGTAGATTCTTTTCCAATCTTCAACACCAAATATACTAGTCTGTCTTGTAGTCTTAGCCATGTGTATTTCCCTTACCTAGTATTTATCTACAAAATAAACTACGTAGTTTATACTAGACGTCTGAGTATGCGGCTCGTTGTTGTTGATTGTCAAAGAATACAGTTAATGTGTTTGCGTCTTGCCCTGCAATTGTTTGTACTTCGAGTTCGCAGAGAAAGCCATTTTCTTGTGCAAAAACATTTATATCTGATATCTGTATTCGAGGATCTTGTGCTACTACACGTTGTAATTCAGTTATGATAGCCTGTGATGTTTGTGCATTTTGTGGTTCGAATATAAGACTCCACATTGTTGTTCCTACATCTGGTCTGCCAGGCATCTCGCCTTGTCTGATATTAAGTGCGTTTAAAAGGTCAGCTTTAATAAGTTCAAAATCAGTAACAGTATAATTTTTGAACCTGCCAACTGTGCTATATCCGATAACTGAAGTCATAACGTATTTATGTGACTATTCCAGTGACTTTTTTGTTAGCCACCACAGATTCAAGAGCAGTATCAATTTCTGTTCGTATTACAGTTCCTGTGGTTCCTGATGAACCTTTGGTAAATCCTTGTATCTCGGTGCTGATTTTTTGTGTAGTAAGATTAACTGCATATTGTCCACCTTTTACAAGTTCATTCATTTGTCCAGCAGTGATATTACCACTAAGTGAACCGTTTAGTGTTTTACCAAGAACTGCACTTCCTTCGGTCCATTTTTTGACAGCATCAACACCAAACTTACTAGCACCACTGACCAAACCTGCTAGATCGGCTTCATCTTCTAAGCCTGTAACAACGCCTGCATTTTGCAAGCCGTTGAGTCCTTTAGTAAACAAATCAGTTTTTGTTAAGTCCTGAATGCTTTCGTTGTTTAGAAAATCACTTACACCATTGATTCCTTGATTACCAGTCCATACACTTGAA